CCTGTCCGTCACTTGGTGTGAACAGACCTACCTTCACCGTTGTGATCTTATCCTGTTTTTGATTTTGTAATCGTGAATAATGTTGATATGTCGGTGTCACGGTGTGTGTCCCATTATTGTGTATTCAAAAATAATATCATCAAGAACAAAATCTTGTCCGTCACACTCAAACTGCAACGTCAAGGTCTTTCCCACTAAATTGAGAAAATCGCCTACATTGGTTAAGCTCGCTTTAGCAGCAAAAGTAATATTTTTTGATGAACCACCACTTCCATCCAGATAACATCGAACAGTCAGTGCATCATTTGCTTCATCGTCTGTCTTGTAAGTAACATAGATTCTACCAAATCGCTTCTTGACATCAGGAGCGCCAAAATCAAACTGCTTGGTTTTGATGGTAGCGGTTTCTTCGCTATCTGCTGCGCTATTATCTAATTCTCTTATGGTTTCTGTGGTTTGATTCCCATAGAGAACTTTTTGATCTGGGCTTTGCCTAAGATTGGTTTTAATATTGGTAGAATCGTGTGTTTCTGTAGTCCACGATCTAAAATCAAAATTAAAGATATAGAAAGTTGCTGCATCAGCATCAGTTAGAACCACAAGTTCATTCTTTATTGGTGAATAAGTCATAGATGAAAAATCAAAAGTCAATGCTCTATATGTGGCACGAATCGGGAATGTAAGTTCAGTTACTTCTTGTGGCGTAATTAATGATATTTGTTTTGCATTGCCACATACAACACCATATTTAGTTCTTGTAGAAAATTGATTATTGGAACATCCCACACCTCGATAATGACGCTCAATATACCAGTTCAATTCACTACCGCTAGTGGTATTGTAAATATAAACATTGTTCTCTTTTAGCACATAAAGACGCCCATCCAATTCCTCTAAAGAAGTAATAACATCACCATCATTCCGCCCGAAATCTTTATAGTTAGCAGGAGAAATTTCATCAGGTTTGAATATAGGTGTATAATACACCCTGCTCCTTTCTCTGACTGTCTGTTCATTCTCATCTTCTGTGTCACAATTACCATAGAATACCCGGTCATTAATCACTGCTGAACTTTGCCATCTAATAGCCGGAACTCTCTGCCCCGCGTGACGACCAGTAAACGATTGGTAGGTATAGCCCTTAAAAGCATCATTAGGTATATACCAGGTAGCAGCTAGACTTCCAGATTGTGGACCACCATTTACATATCTCGTAGCTGGAGTTGAATCTTCAGTATCAGTATAATCTATCGCATCTTGACTTAGTGTTGCCTGAGTATTCCCTCCGCCAGTATTAATAGAAGCAATCTCAGCTACCAAAGAATCAAATTGTCCTATTTCAGCATTCCCAGATGCGACTGAAGCTATCACAATATCGTGGGCTGCAAAATTTTTAGAAGTCCAAGAGCCTGTGGAATCATCCCATCGTCCAGCCGTGCCACCAGTAAGTGTCATTTCAGTCCGTGCGCTTGCCCAATCAGGAACAGGAATCCAATAACCCATATTTTCACCCGCTGATCCAGCCTGAAACTTTGATGAGATTTCTAACGCTTTAGGATCATCACTCCAACCGTCATTAATATCTAAATGTGCTACTAAATACCAGTCCACATCACCTTCAGGATTCCAATAAAGATTAAGACCTGTAATTCTTCTTGGGGTTCCTACTCTGGCAACAATCTGTATTCCTGGTATTCTTTTGCCATCATTCTGAACGTCAGTCAAAGCACGCACACCGATTTCAGAACCAACTTTGCCTAATGCAGACTCCTGCACATAATCATAGATATAGGTACAACTGTATTTATCACCAGTCTTAAAAGTTTCCGTATCAAGATCAGTAAGAAACGCATCTGCGGTATCTGGATAATAAACGTGTATCCCTACTTTTGTGTTGGCATTTACACCATTATCACGATCAAATGCCTTCTCCATATTGATAAGGGTTGGTGGAGTTAAGGTACAATCAGCAACCAACCAACCATCAGAAGCAGGAGATGAGGGGTGTCCAAATCTTCCTGAACTTGCATAAGCTATAGAACCACCACCTTGACCAAAACCAAATCTTTTTATATAACCATACCATTGACTTGTATTGGCAGAATTCCCTCTAAAATTTCCATCAGAAAAACGCAAAATTTGATTATGATCAAACATATCAATGGTCTTGGCATTCGTCCCTGCCCAGGTAGTTTCATCAAATATTTCAGTCCAAGTTCCACTTGCTAAATCAGCCTGTGGAGCGCGAATAAAAGTCATATCCGATGTTGTATCTTGTCTATACCAAACATACCAAATAGTAGACGCATTAGAACCATCCGATGCATACTCAGTTCTATAAATGTGAAAACCTTGTCCTTTCTGAACAGTATTAGTACCACTTTTAACGCTACTTACATCTTTTACCCCTTTAACTTTTTCTAATCTTCCCACTTTTTGATTATCAACTTCATCTAATTGCTGAAACTGGTTCTCACGCATATCAAGTGGTGACGGGAATGTCACCAGTCCGCCACTGAAGTCCGCTATTGATTGTCTCTGTTTAGGTCTTGACATTAGAAATCGTTGTAATCCACGTTAAATGATTGCTCGCCGGACTTCTTGTGTCCGAACTCAATGGCACGCTGTTTCAGCCTTTGCCATTGTGCCTGAAAGTATCCCGCCTGGTCAAAGTTCTTCGTCATCTCAGAAATCTTGGATGCTGCATAATAAACAAGAGCATCGTGATATTGCTTGTCCACATCAGGAGTGGTCCCATCAGCCGACATTATAGCTGGCCTTGGAACATAATAGATTGTCACCGCCGTACTTGCAGCGGGAACAGGGTAAAACCCGATCTTGGAATCACCAGTCACATAATAGACTGAAGTGCCACGTCGTCTTTTGAAATCACTTCTAAAACCCATCTGATCTCTCCTATGCAGTCACGACAAATATCTGCCCATCGGTTGTAAAAAACTGAGTACCTGCCGTTTTTGTGGTCGTATTAATGGTGGGAACTTCATTCATCCCTACCCTGTCGATCTGGTAATTACCCATATCAACACGCTTAATTCTTACTATGGCAAGAGAAGTCACTGAACCAACACCTTCCTGTAACCATATATCCTTGATCAGATCATACCTGGCTGTATCCGCTGTTGTACCAGTACTGAGTGTAGCGAATGTTTCCAGCATAGTCCCTTCATCTACCATAATCAGTTGCGCTTCGTTCAAAAAATCATTGATCAAAGCGTCAGGAAGTTTCTCCTGATCCATATTCCCGGTAATGGTGCGAACCTTGGATCTCATTTCTTTTAATGTCATACTTACCTCAATCTCGGTGTCTGCACACCCACAGCTTCTTCAGCAGCTTCCACCTGTGCTTCCAAGCCATAAAGAGTACGAACCTCGTTCAGTTTCGCTGCCACATCCCTTTCAGCCGTGGCCTTGTTCGCCATCATATTGACCTTGCTCATCGCCTTCGCCATTGCGCTCAATACGATTATATCATAATACTCAGTAGGCGCGTCCAGAGTCCCGGCATCTGTTGTCATCTCATCCGGCTTTCTCAAAAAGTAAAGTGTTGTGGAATTAGCAGACAGTGCCGTAGCTGAAGTACCTACAAAGACATATAAGCTCTCACCAAACCAGTTGGCAGCGTAGGAACTGTCATAATTTGAATTTGCCAGCATTGTATGGAGCTTGGTGTCTTCCACAAACGGGATCACCGTATTGTTAGACAAAACCCACTTCACGATCTTCATAATTTTTGTAGGGGCGTAATTCCCTGTGAGAGAAATAGTGGTAATTGCGTTTGCACTGGCGGTCACACTTACAGTCTGTGTGGTCCCGTACCAGATATTACTGATCACCGACAACCGCATTGCCACATCGAACTGGCTCATATTGATCCAGTAGTTCAGTTCCTCTTTACCGAACTTGTTAGGGGCCACATCGTCCAGGCGACTCTGTAAGTCGCTTCGTATCTGCTTCAGTGTAATATCAGATAAAGCCATTATACGCTGTGCAGGTTGGCAAAGCGCTGGCTAATCGCGCCTAGCCTGTTGTAAAAATCTGCCATTATTCCCTGTGCATCTCCATATTCTTCCACCTGTTTTTTGCCCTGTGCTGACGCATAATCAACGACTAAAGGTTCAAGAAATACTGGAAGATCACATTCTGCACCCGTAGTGGTTTGTGGGGATTTGATATACTGGACTTCAAAGGAATTACTTTCACTTAGAGCAGCAATGGACAGTTCGATCTTACCGTCTTTTATAGCCCAATATTTTCCAGAGGTTGTAAACATACTATTGTTCCCATCAGTCACCTGATCCAATACACTCGGGGGAACACGTTGTGCGGATGTAACACTTCCGCCGGATTCCTTAAATGATACTGAAATGATGCGTACCGCATCAGTAGGAATTGTCTGACCAGTATTACCGCCACCATTTGCCAGGGAAACTTCCACTAAAGGTAAAAGAGCATCATTAGGTACAAGAGAAACAACTTCATTCTGTCCATCAATAACCCACTGATTAATCATTGCATCAGTAGTAGGTGTAGTATCACCTGCTGCTAAACCCAATTTGACCCTGACCTGATCTTCTAATGCTGATAGTAGTGCCATTATTTCCTCATATTATCGCTTTGATGGAGTGGGTTTATACCGGGATTCTACCCCACGGTTTTCCCCCACTCCCCTCAAAGGAATATCAAAGCGTTTCATTAGCTTAGTAAAACCTAGACTTAGGAAGTAAAGTCAGTGTTTTGGGTGTAGTACGCGATAGTCGCGTAATCTTCTGAGTTAAAGGTGGCTTTCGCCTGCCCATAAATCAGACCACCTGCAACACCAAGTTGATTACCATAGTCAAAGGTTTTTTCAACCCAGACAGGTTCGCCACTTCTAGCATACAATCCAGCCTGTGCGCCCATAAACAGATTGACAGAATAGTGCAGATTACTGCTACCACCGCCAGTGTCGGCCTGAGAGATGTTTTCGTGCGCGTGAATAACCACGCCATCCCACACGCCTAGTGCGCCAGAGAAAAGAGGATTGTCTGAACCGCGAGATTGTGCTTCACGCTGTGCCTGTTGCCACTCAGAAAGTTGAGTGAGATCGTAAGCCACTTCAGGGTGGATGAGAAGAACATAATGATCTTTCCCTTCTACCCGAATTGGTCGCATACGAAGTTCACTTGAACCTTCTGGGACTTGCGCCAACCGCTTCATTGCGGAAACATCCGCAAGAGAGATCGAGTCAGCAGAAGTCAAACTGGCAGCAGTGCTGGCTTCGTTTGACCTTGCAGCCACAGTGGAAGAACCGTCATCGGCCCGAAAAGTTCTGGATGGACTGGAAGCAAGACTTGTGAAAATGTCGGAATCAACTTTTTCAGCAAGCCAGGTCTTCAACACAGACATAGCTTCTTTCCGAAAATCGAAAAGGACTTTGCTGTTGTCAAAGCTACCAGTGTCACGCACAGCATTCCGTTTCATTGCAGTCGAAACGGTCTGACTGTAGGTACTCATAGCTTCTTCGTTGCCTTCAAGTGAATCATCACCAGAGACACCAGACCCGGAAAGATTGGTCAAAAGACCAAATGTAACATCTTTCCCGGCAGCGCCTTCTAGATCGTGTTTCGCCTGAATCATCGAATCAGAGCCGTCACCCATAAACTTCTCAAAGTAGATTTCTTTCGCAGTTTCATAGTAGAGCTGTTTAGCCCATCTGGATACCTGTAAGCCACTTGCCCAGTTAGAATCAGCCATTATCTATACTCCTTTACTCACTAATAAGATCAACAATGTTGATCATCACAGTAAAAGCTCCAGCGGTAAGTGCTGCGGTTGCAACTGTCATATCAAACGTATCAGCGGATGTACTATATCCAGCACCGCCGTCGGTGTCTTCATAGTCCATAATCTGAAGTTTAACAAAGTCGTTAGCAGCCAGATTTGCCACAGGAATAGCACCACTGTAGTCTTTAGTACCTGTACCGAACT